ATTTTCACTGTGTGTTGTGGCTGCCGTGACGTCTACCGTACTTGCCTTGACGTCTACAGTACTAGCAGTGACCGTCGCATTGATGCAGATGATATTGACAGCACCGGCCGCATTGATCTTCAGCTCTTTTGCCTGGGTGTCATAAGTGATAACCGTACCGTCTTCATACTCCATGACCTCAGTCGTATTATTTGCACCGACAGGCTCTTTTTGCCTCTTGCTAAAAATACCGCGAATGATAAATCCGCTGTCAGCTTCACCGAACGGACAGACCACCAAGACCTGCTCATTCACACGAACGGGAATCCAGTGTCTCTTAAAGCTGTTGCTAAAGTTCATCACCGGTAAAAAATCGCTTACGGACTTCTCTCCGGTCCTGACACGCGCTAAAGCCTTGCCATCCACACTCTTAGTCTCCGTCACCGTACGAAAACGGGCAAGGTTGTTGATACGGCGGCTGATTTCAGCGAGGCTCATTTTTGCCCATCTCTTTCAGATACTCTCGTGCGGCATCTGGGGGAAGGAACTTCATAGAGACTACGGTTAATGCACGTGTCATCTTCTTTAGTTCCGCAAGTTCAGCTTGCTGGTTTTTATTTGACTGAAACATTGCCGTACCTAATCTCCACATAGGTATAACAAAGACAACAACCATGAAGTTGGCAAGAGGGACATAGGGAATAAATGCTTCCATCACTTAACCTTTGATGCCAAAAACTGAGTAACTAGTGGAAGCACATTCTTAACTGCACGTTCACCAAAAAGAAAGCCAAGAACTAAAAAATTGATGATCCAAAATGCACTCTCCATTGTTCCGGCTGGAATTGTCCATACACTTGAGAAAACTTGAAAATCGAAGTACAAAACACCAAATCCCCAAACCGGACGTTGTGCTCCGCGAAAAAAGATCATGATGCGGCCGATAACGGGTAACTGTAAAAGATCTTTTGCCGTACCTTCTTGCTCTGCAATGCGCTTATTAAACTGTCCATTAAATATGATCTCTGCTTTATCGGCTTGATCTTGAGCTTTCAATTGCATTGTGGCCTTCATCTTTTCAAGGATTTGCTTTGCCTGTAAGCGTTCTTCGTCACTGGTAAACAAACTATCAAGCGCCTCACCCGTTTCGTGAATAACTTCTTTGACACCGCCTGAAAACAACTTAGCCATCCAGTTCATACCTGTTCCTTGTGATTTAAATAGTGAGCGCATTGTAACCCGAAGGCGTTCTGCTCCTCCACTCAGCAACATGAACAAGCTTCATGAGTAAGGAAGATGAATAGAAAACAGGAATGGGTCTGCCTTACAATGCGACTCAAGAACTAAAGTTCAGTGCAAGCGAAGGACCAAATCCTGAGTCGTACAACAATTAAATTACGGAGAAAACATGCTTTCAGCGTTTCAGACCCAGCTTATAGCCCATATCAATGCTGCGCACAAAGCTAAAGAGTACTTCGGTGAACTCTCGGATAAGAACCGTCTAAAGATGGTTAAAAATGATCTGCCTATGGTGCTGGTTGATTTTGTAAGCAGCGACGCGGAAGATACTTACAGCGAAGCCGCTACTTTCAATCTCTATATACTGCATGCGACCTATTCAAAAAATGAAGACCTTCGCACACAAACCAATCTCTCCCTGCTTGACTTCGTACGCTCGATCAAACGTCTTATTGTTCAACAATCTTTTGCCGACTCAAGTCCTATTGAGATCAAAAAGACAAAGAAGATGCTTGATGCGGCTGTAGACGGAGCCTATCTTACTGTCTACACAATGAGCATTACCGCCGTCATCTACGATACAGAAAACCTAGAAGGAGCACCTCTATAATGAAAAAAATGATTGCACTATCACAATCGGCGTCCGAACTGCTGATCGCATTAAAAGACAATATTGAGATCAACACGCAAGAGTGGCAGCGTATCGGCGTTGCAGGAAAATGGGAAGGACATCCGACGGGAACCTTTGAGATGGATGAAAATATTTTCAATCAGATGATTGCAAACTATGAAACGGCACAGATCGACATCGTATGTGACTATGAGCATCAGACCTTATGGGGTGATACTGCACCGGCTTCAGGCTGGATCAATAAAAGTCCGCTAAGCCTCAAGGCTGACAACGGAGAACTCTTTGCAAAGATCGAGTGGACTGAAAAAGCCAAAGCGCACATCGATGCCAAAGAGTACAAGTACCTCTCGCCGGTCTTCGCACCAAACACCGTCTCACAAAAAGACGCAAGCAACATCGGATGGACACTCCACTCGGTCGCGCTCACAAACAAACCGTTCTTAGAAGAGCTTGATGAGATCAAAGCCAACAAGCTGACCCAACTTCACCATCAAAAGGAGGAAACACTGATGACGAAAGAGGAACAAGAAGCCTTGCAAGCTGAAAAACAAAAGCTTGTAGACGAAAATGTAGCGTTGAAAAACGAAAACAAAGATCTTAATGATCAAGCACAAGCGCAAAAAGACAAAGACGCCGAGACACAGGTTGAGATAGCTATCGCAGCCAAGAAACTTCACCCGGACCAAAAAGAAGCAGCACTGCTAATGTGTAAAAAAGATCCTGACAACTTCAAACAGTTGATGGATGTGGCAAAGCCGATGGTGCAAGTACCGGACGACAATATGTTTGACAACAAAAACAAGGGTAATCAGCATGGTACAGAAGACCAGATTAGCCCTACAGAATTTTAGGAGGATAAGGTAAATGTTTAATGCAATAATTCATACGGATACATACGAAGAAGCCTATGTTGTAAATCGCAGTATTCCTGCAATACTGGCTGCCACAAAGCTTAAAGCTGGTCAAGGAATACTTAAAGCCGGGATAATCTTGGCAAAAGATACAGTTGGTGAAGGCGTACCATATAAAAAAGACTTTGTTGAAAGTGTTGGTACTGGTAATACCACACTTGTTGCTTTTGCACACACCCTAGTCAGTGCACCTGTACGCCCGGGAAGCGTTGTAATTACTGATGGCACCAAAATACTTGCCGATACCGGAAGTGGTAACTTTATTGGAGATGGCACAGGGTACATTAACTATGAGACTGGTGAGGTATCAGTTACATTTGCTTCAGCTCCTGCTGCGGTAGACATTACAGCAACCTATGCCAACAAACCATTTACGGCACTTATAGAAGAGGTTGACACGGCTACCGTTACTATCGGTCGTACCATCAAAACCGGTGCTGTAGTCCAGGATGCTCTGCTTGTAGTCGATGCAGCGCCAGCAAGTGTAGATATCGAGTTCCTTGAGAGCATCGGTATTTATCCATTATCATAAGAAAGGAAATTCCTAATGTTTGACGTTACAAAATTATTTTCACCTTCTGCGATTGCTCATGCGATCAAACACACAACACCTATCGGTACGCCGATCGCGGATGAGTTTTATCCAAAAGCTATCCGTACCAACCACCACAAGTCAGTGATCGGTGTCGATGAGATCACTAAAATCGTCAAAGCAGTACCCGTTGTACGTCGTGGTACGGCAAGTATCAGCATCGGCGGCGGCTCGCGTAGTATTTCATATATCGAACCACAGCCCATTGATATCCATACGTTTGCGGGGGCAAAAGATCTCAATGATATCCAAACGCTTGACGGTACTGGTCAACAGGTCTATGTTAACAATAGTATCTCGTTTCTACGAAATACTATTCTAACTACAGTCGAGGCACTTTCAGCACAAAGCCTCAGCGGTAAGATCTCATTCGCAATGAAAATTGACGGCAATATGGATACTTATGAGATCGATTATGGAACGATTCCCGTATATACACCTGCTGCCTTATGGACAGCAGCCGAGTCAGACCTTGAAACAGTCTTGGAAGATATGATGGATATGGCTGAAGTCGTTGAGAAAAATGGATTCGGTCAGGAGGTTATGTTTTATGCCGGTAAAAAAGTATTTAAACGTATCGCAGGTCTGATCAAGGCACTGTCTAATGATTCACGTATCGATGCAAAAGTTAACGGCATGACCATTACTATCGGGGACTATACCGTAAAGCGTATGTCTGCAACATATTATGATCCTGCAAGCAAAACGTATAAGCCTGCCGTGGCAGATACTAAAATGCTATGTAAGTCAAAGAATGCTGGTTTCGGCTTTAAGTATCTTGCTATCGACAGCCTTAAAAATGGGCTTAAAGCCACACCGATGCTTATTGACCCGAAATTGGTTGATGATCCTGAGGGATATAAGATCTATGGCAAGTCAACTCCATTGCCAATCCCTACCGTCAAAGGAATGTGCGAAGGTACCTTTGCAGCATAACATTAAGACCTTCGGGTCTTTTTGCTCTATATATCGCCTAGAAACGATTTAAACCTTTATTCGACTCATCTATCGTTAAAAAGTTTTAAATCGTTTCTCGTCAATTTTAAACACCTATTAAACACAAGAGGAGAGCACACTAATGATTACAAAATCAGATCTTGAAAAAGAAGTCAGCGATGACGAACTGCGACAGCTCTCTGATCTTAATGCTTCGGGTGTGATAGATGAGCTTATTGTTGAGGATGCGATCAATGACGCCATCGCCTTTATCCAGTCCTTTATCATTATTCCTTCTGATCCTACGCCTTACCTGCGCTCTATCGCTGTAGAACTTGCCCTGTATGAACTGAGAAAGATGCACCAGCTTCAAGATGATGACGTGCGCAAGGAGTGTGAGGGAAAACTTATCCGCATGGCACGCGGCACGGTTCCGACCACTTTGACCGAGCAAGCAGCACCTCGCAAGACCGGCAATGCCTTCCGTCATGGAAGAACTGCCATGAGCCTTGAAGGATTCTAATGGCCAGTAAACAACAGAAGATAGAGATTGCACGTGCGCTCTACATCACCGGCAAGAGTGAAGAAGAGATCGCAAAGATTCTAAGCAGCTCAAAACGCACCATCCAGAACTACAAGACGGAAGACGGCTCGAACGGTTACGACTGGGATGTCTTGCGTGCCGAAAAGCATATTTCTTCGGACACCCCTCGCCGTGATCATCTCTACAGCGACTTCGTATCCTACATGCACGACTCGCTCAAAAGCATTAAGGAGGATGAAAAAATGGCGGCTGGAGACAAGGCAGACAAGATAGTAAAACTCTCGGATGCCTTTTCCAAGATGAAAAGCATTGTCCGACATGAGGACCCCGAAGCCTACAAGCGCGGTATCATCAAGCACGTCGTTCAGATCATAGGCGAAGGCATACGCGTACGCGGTGACAATGCAATGCTTGAACGTTTTATCGAAGTCGTAGACGAATGCGGAGATCGCCTCGATGTCGCTATTTAACAAAGAAGAGCTGCGCCGACTCTTAGCCGATACGAAAGAAGAGCTGCTTAGCGAAGGAAAAGACGAGGCAACGGCGCAGCGGTTAACACGTAAAGAGTTTACTAAGTGGCTCAGCGGCTACTCAGACGTTCTCAAAGAGACGATCCAAGCCAACGTAACCCTACCGGCTGAAGAACGTGATGAACGCATCAAAAGACAGCGTACGGACTTTCACTACTTCCGTACGACTTATTTTCCTCACTACTACTATCTTCCGGGCAAGTCAGCCCTGCAAGAAGGCTTTGAAAGAATCTATCATCGCATTGCAGGTGACCACTTAAAACTTAGTGGAGTTGTCATATCAGTTCTCGGAGAAAAGTTTGCCGTAGGTGCTCCGCGTGGACACGGGAAAACAACCGACGCGCATCTGGTCTTTTTCATCTGGTGTATCGTCAATGATCTCAAGCACTTCATGACGCTCTTCTCAGACGCCATTGAACTGGCAGAGACCATTGTCGAATCCATCAAAGCAGAGCTTGAAGAAAATGACAACCTCAAGGCTGACTTCCCTCATGCAACGGGAAAAGGCAAGGTCTGGAAGATCGGCGATATCGTTACGCGTAACGGCATCCGCATCAAAGGTTTCGGCTCAGGCAAAAGAGTACGTGGTATCAAGCACGGGGTATGGCGACCCGATCATGCCGGTATCGATGATCTTGAGAATGACGAGAATGTCCGCTCACGTGACCAGCGTGACAAACTCGAAGCCTGGCTTGATGAAGCCGTAGGAAACCTTGGCGCGGTTGACGGGAGTATGAGTATTCTATATACCGGTACGATCCTCCACCGCGACTCGGTACTCGCTCGTAAACTTAAGCTGAAGTTTTGGAATCCTATCATCTTTCGTGCCATCATCACCTTTCCTAAGCGAATGGACCTGTGGGAGCAGTACGGACACATCTACAAGCATACGGGTATGGATGAGGCGCACGCTTTCTATGAGGCAAATAGACCTGAGATGGATGAAGGCGCAAGGGTGCTTTGGCCTGAAGCCGTACCTATTGAGACACTTATGCGTAAACGCGCCGAAGCTCCGCGTTCATTCAACAAAGAGCTGCAGAATAATCCAAATTCTGAAGCACAAAAATTTAAACGTGAGACGATGCACTTTTACAAGTACGCACCAGGAAACCTTGAATGTTATGGATGGACAGACCCAGCTGGCAATGGGAAGAAATCAGACTTTACAAACAATACCGTCCTTGGTATTGACAGACAAGCACGTAAGGCGTATGTTCTTGTTTCAGACAACCGAGTACTTGGATCTCGTCAGATCATTGACACGGCTATTGATCTCCAGCGCAGATATAAATGTAAAAAATGGGGATTTGAAACGAATGGTGGACAGTTCCACCTGAAGAACTGGCTTCTTGAAGCTGCCTTTGATGCAGGTGTGCATATGCCTGTTAAGGGGTATCATAACTCAAAAAACAAAGAAGACCGTATTGAGTCTTTAGAGCTGCCCGTAGAAAACGGACAGATTCTGCCTCATGAAGAGCAAGTGATACTCATCGAACAGCTTGAGGATTTTCCCGAAGGTTTAAATGATGATGCTCCGGATGGATTAGAAGGATGCTACATGCTCTCTCGTTTAGCAAAACAGAAGAAAAATGGGAAGTCTAGCGGAGCACGGACCAACCGTCGTACGGTAAGAGGACGAAACGAAAGAAGAAGAGGACGAAACTAATGGCAAGACATGGCGCACGAATAGGCAGACAGTATTCAAAAGGCACGATAGCAAATAAAACTTCAAAACGGACGGCATCCGCAGCACCGGCAAGCAACTTACTTGATGCCATGATGAACGACTTGCCCGTACACCAGTCATGGCTGGATCATGAAGAGATGAATCGCATTAAACGTGATGCGACTGTCATCTCATCCTTTGGATCTCGTAAAGCGGCCACCCTGAAAAAAGAGTTGATCATCGACTGCAAGGATGAAAAGCTCAAAGCGTCACTGGAACAGACCTTCAAGTACAAGACACTTCGTCAGATCTTGGACACACCCATGCAGGGCTGTGGTGTCTTTGAGATCAACTGGGTCGAAAACGACGGTATCCTCCGACCGAACTTACTTGAACGGGATTACAGACAGTTTATGATGGTTCAAGGTGAACTAAAACATGCACCGCACGGAGTACCTGAAGAGATCCCGCCGTATAAAGCACTCTTTAGCATCTATGAAGACAAGCACGACCGTCCTATGGGTACGCCTCTTGCCGATGCGCTCTTCTGGCCGGTGAAGTTCAAAAACGCTTCGCTTGGGTTTTGGGTTAAATTTCTAGAGAAGTACGGTTCACCCTGGGCAATCGGAAAGACGGAAGGCGATAAGGATCAGATGGCAGATGAACTCTACGCCATGCTGGGCGGAGACTCTGCCGTTATCGATACGGAAGATGATATTACTGTACATCAGGTCGAACGTTCAGGAGACTTCGACAAGATCACCGAGTATTGTGACAATCAGATTCGCCAGATTATCTTGGGCGGGAACCTGACCTCGGAAGTCAAAGGCGGAAGTTTCGCAGCCGCAGGTGTTCATAATGACATCCGTGAAGATATCGCCATGACGGATGAGAACCTTACGCTTGAGCTTATCAAGGAAGCGGTCCGCTTCACCAAAGAACTCAATCATATCTCTGCCGAGGTCATTGTAAGTCTCAAGGACAAAGATGATCCTAACATCTCTCTGTCTGAACGGGACAAGCGCATCTCTGAGATGGGCTGGACACCGACAAAAGAGTACATAGAGGCCACCTACAACATCAAGGTGAACGAAACGAGCAAAGCGCCTGTAGCAAACAAAGACGCACCACGGAAGGTATTTGCATTCAGCAAAGAAAAACCGGCCGATGCGCTTGAAGGTGCAATCGATGCCATTGATCTGAAAAAGATAGAACTATCATTTCAAACTCAAATCGCAGATATTCTTGACAGTGCCGAGACCTTTGAAGAGGCTATTGAAGCATTACAGGACGCTTATCCCAAGAGTGATCTGGCAGAACTGCAAGAGCTGATGGAGTCCGCTATGGCAAACTCTGAGATACTTGCACGCGCCGAAGTGGAAGACGAGAGCGTGGACGAGTAGATGGCCGTATCCTTTGACTTCAATCTGACGCCAAAAGAGGTCATCAAGTACCTTCAATCCAAAGGCTACAAGCTTACGTTCGATTATGATGAACTCATCAAAGAGGCACATCACAAATCTTTTACCGTAGCCAAAATCACCAGACTGGATCTTCTTGAAGACATACACAAGTCGTTGCTCTCGGCGATGCAGAGCGGTCAGGGTTTTAAAGAGTGGAAAGATCAGATTACGCCGGTGCTTCAGGAAAAAGGATGGTGGGGAGAGGTGGAGTCTGTCAATGCAGAGACGGGAGAGGTCAAGGATATCTATGTCGGAAGCCGTAGACTGCGAAACATCTTCAAGACCAATACCCGTGTCGCTTATAATGTAGGACGTTACCGACAGCAGCGTACGCTACAAGGTGCAGTTTACTGGCGCTATAGTGCTGTACTTGACAACAAAACTCGCCCAATACATTCTCAACGCCATGGTAAGATATTGCACCGCGACGATGCATGGTGGAGCACAAACTATCCGCCTAATGGATGGGGATGTCGATGCAAAGTGATGGCATTTACTAAACGACAGATTGATAAACGAAAATGGCCTGTTGAAAGCGAGGCGCCAGACAATATCGCTGAGAAAGATTGGGATTATGATATCGGTGAGACAGCTTCCAAAGAGCTGGACGGCTATCTGAAGAAAAGAGAGAAGGAAAGCAAGCTGCTATGAAAGTAAATATCAAAGTAACCGGCATTGAAGAGATCGAAGCACTGCTAGAAAAGATTGCCAAACGCGGTCAAGACTTCCAGCCTGCTCTCGACAAAGCTGGAACATTTGTTGAAAACATCATCACATTAAGCTTTGAAGATGAGCGAAGTCCTGACGGAGAAGAGTGGTCTCCTCTTGCTGATTCAACACTTGTTAAAAAAGAGAAAGCTGGCAATAGTAAAAAACTGTACGACGAAGGCACACTCTTTGAAAGCATCGCCCATGAAGCAGATAGCAATAGCTTGACCGTCGGTGTATACGCTGATAGCAAGGGTTATCTGTACCCTGTAGTGCATCAGTTCGGTTCAAAAGATGGAAAGATACCGGCACGTCCGTTCATGCCGATTGATAATGATGGGGAGTTGTACGGGGATGTAAAAGAGGAGTTGATCGACCTGCTTAAAGATTTTCTAGCAGGTGATTAAAAGAGAGAAGGTTCTCGGACATCTTTGATGATCGCATAGATGCGCCCGAGACTGAGGTTGTATTTAAATTTTAGTTCTTTGGGACTAAGCCCGTCTTTATAGTCTTTGATGATCGACGTATTGCGACCATTTAGGTTCCAAGACGGCACATGGATGGGCATGCCGCCATACTCTTCCATGAGTTCTTCATCACTAACGCCATCCTCTCGAATGCGACGTGTGAATTCTTCAAAGATCTCTTTGTTTGTAATTTCTGTCATATCCGTCCTTGTTTTGCTATAATTCAACAACCACGTTTTATTACAGCATTGCGGGAGCTTCCTTGCAGTGTCACTCCAGCATCACTTTCAAAGCAATAATCAGCTTCCGGGCCTCTTCAAAACCAAGTTCATTAAATGCATCTATCTTCTTTTTTGTTTGACGCTTCGCAAAACTAAGCAAGGCTTCATCGCTCTTGTCACGTGCCTTGTCTTGCCAGAGTCCTTTGATATATTCGTACTGTTTTTTAGTCATCTCTTTAAGCGGCTTCTTCTTTGGCAAGATATCACTTTTAAAATTCAGGTAATCAACCAGCAAGAGCAGTTCACTTACACTCAGCTTCTTAGAGCTGTCGACGCCGAAATACTCTTGAAGCAGCTCAACATACTCCTCTTTATTCTCTTTGTAGTAGTTCTGATATCGGCTTGAGATATGCACCTGCTTGATCAGGCTTGTTTGATAGGCTCTTTGTTTAGGTGTCATCTCGGCTCTCTCCATTTGGGTTATTTTTTATCGTCTTACGAATATCTTCAATGAGTGAACTCAATCTGGGATCACCCACACAGTTTTCAAACTCTCCTTTTGCCCGTTCTTCAAAAGGCAGTTCCCTGTCTTGAACAATGGGTTTGGGCTTATACTCGTGTTCAGCCTGTATCTGTTTAAACAAGATCTTCTTTCTCAGCTGCTTTTCCTGATAGATAACACGCATCTTCTCGAGTATCTCTTCTTTCTTCAGAGCAAACTCTTGAACAAGTCCCGGATGTTTAAAGTGCAGTACCAAGGTCATTCCTCTAATGCCTCCGTATAAAAAGCCCTTTTGTAGAGTCTCGTTCATCGCTTTGATGAGTTCTTGAATTGCTTTCTGTTCTAAGTGTGAGGGATGTTTGTTTAAAAAGGTTTGTGGATTTTTTTGTATCATAGCTTATCCTTACTATAAAAGAAACACTTATTCCCCTATTACAGGAGGTGTTTCTTGTGTTTCCAGTGTTTCCACTATTTCTTCAAGACTATATATTTTCTGTCTATTTGCACCATTGCTTACTTTCCAAAACATAGGAGCATACGACTCAAGACGTGTTCGCGCTTGCTTATCCGCCTTTTTGTATCCAAGTGTTTCAAGTAATTTTGTTTGGTTAATCCCAACAGGATGCTTCGCCAGTTCTTCTCTTACACTTTCTACAAACTCTTTGTCTTCACCATTCATTTTGGCAATAAGCGGATCAATCTGACCAAGTGTTAGCGTCTCAACTTGAACGCTAAAGGACTGGTCACGTATCGAAGATCGTTCTTTTTCTACAGGTAGACTGTAATGAATTACACCGTGTGACTTGCCTATCTGCTTAAGCCTATATAAACTGTCAAGGCTTTTTGAAAACTCACCAGATCCATCCAAACCTTTTTTATTTTTAGTAGGATGGCTGTTCATCAGTACGGTTCCACCAGCCTCACGTATGTTTTTTAGAACACTCATCATTTCTCGTACTTTTGTGTCATTGTGCATGTCTCTGTCAACGAAGTCCCTCGTAGAGTCAAAGAGAAACACACAATCAGCATAATTACTACCGTATGCCTCTTTTCCAATCTCTAAAAGTAACTCATGAGGTGTTACGTCAATCTTGGAACGGTGCATTAACTTGAAATTTGGATACATGTCTAATATCTGTCCAATATCTCGTGTCGCAATGTTGTGTCTAGGATTATCCATATCCATGTATAAAAAAAGTCGAATATTGTTGTTGTCTAGAATATATCTAGTTAAAGCAAGAGAAAACCATGTTTTTCCCTCTCCTTCTCCTGCATACCACATTGTTATGCCACACTTCACAATAAAACCATCTATTAAATATTCGGTTTTTTCTTGTAAGTCATCTTCAGTTAGAAGCCGTTCCGGTTTTAGAAAGTCAAACATATTGTCCCTTGAAACACTGGAAACACTTGAAACACAGCCTAAAATAGGCACTTAAGTGTTTCAATGGTGTTTTTAGTGCTGATTTGAATTTAAAATATAAGTACATAGACTCAATAAGACACACAAAGGTGTGTCCTGTTGAATTATTAAACTATTCCTCTGTATCTTCATAATTAAGTGTAAATGGCAGCTGCCCAAGAAGTTCTAGTGACAACTTGACTCCTGCTTTTAGGCCTTTACCAAGATCACTATCTGAAAGAACCTCTACGTCATTGATAACGAAAGAGCTAGCTTTACTGTCAACTATTTGTTTTAACTGTGACACTTGATGCTCGTGCCATCCTTGTAACTTTTCAACGAACTCGACTATTTCTTCATCCATAATCAACTCCTTGATCTTTCCTTGGGTCATGTATCTCAACGACACCAATCACCTTCCCATTGGCAGCATAGATACAAAAGCTCAACTTCTCCGTATCCACGTCCTTCTCAAGATCACACATCACCAGATGCCCTTCATACGCTTTCAGGTCATCATGCTTTAAATGCTCTCCGTCAAAAGTGATACCGCCGTTCTCGACAACACGGTTGATTGGCAGATAAGGCTCATGTTTTGGTTTCTTACACATCAAACACCTCCCGTCCAATTTCTCTAATCCCTTCAACATAAGCCTTTACTAAAGCATCATGATGATCATGCGCCACCTTGCAGTCAACATCATTGTCGATAAAGAACGGCTCACAGATCACGCAGGGTGCTTCCGTATAACGCAGTAGATACCCGCCGCGGTCTTCTGTGTGTTTAGGCTTGACTCCTCTATCACGAAGCTTGAGCGCATCAACCAGATGTTTCTGCAACACTTCAGCCATCTGCTTGCTCTTTTGCGAATTGTGGTAGTAAAGTACTTCCGTGCCGGTTGCGCGTGTGTCAAATGCATTGCAGTGCAGGCTCACAATCATGTCGGGATCAACATCATCATTGATCTCAAAGGGCAGATCGTGATAGTTGTTTCTATAGACGATCCTGCAAGCAATATCCAGCTCGCCCAGGGCGTCACTGATATCATGCGCCAGCTCACTGTTAAAGGAGTACTCGTTGATACCCATGCTTTCATTACTTGCACCAGGTGAACTCTCTTTGTGTCCTACAATCAGTGCTACTTTCATGCTTCCTCCTTCTCTTTTTTACGCGCTTCATGAATGTCAGCTTCCGTTATCGGCAGTGCTGCCAGGTCCAAGACCACCGTCTGCAGTGCTCCGTCAATCTTTCCATCGATACGTTGCTTGAAACGGATATAAGACTTGGTGCCGGCGATCTCTGTCGCATCGTCTATCATCGCCATTGCTTCAAGCCATATAGGATGTTTGATAGGGTAATTTTTCAGTCCGAAGATCTGCTTGGCGTCTACCTTCCCGTTTTTCACTTCAAACACACGGGTGATGAGCGTTTGAATCTCCGGATCAACATCCTGTGTTTTCTCGGTCAGATACTCATCGACCTTCTCTTTTGCCAAAGAGAGCTTCTGATCAAACTGAATAAGCTTTGCGACCTGGATCTGGACTTCCATCGTCCCGTCAAAGTTTTTAAGCGTCACAGACCCCTGACGGCTTCCTGCCATGCGATCCATTCCGTACTCTTGACGAAGCAGGTCCACATAGTCATAACACTGTGCAAATGCTTCCAGTTTAAACGCCTCTAGCTGCCCATGAGTAACTAACGCCTTAGAAAGAAGGTTTTCGACAACCTCGTCCTCAAGCTTTTTATCAACCGGTACCATATCGGGGTGAACATGTTCTCCCCTTTTATTTCGCCAGTGGCCTCTTTCATCCATTTCTGCCATAGAACTTCCTTGTTTTAATTTAAGTACAAAACTAGCTAACGCGGTTCCACGAATGTGGAAAGTTTCTTTAGTAAAGCACTCCATCATCTCCAGCTAACTGGAGACGGTGGAATTCTTATAAATCATGCTTTCTATACTCACCTTGTACTTTCTGCAAAACTTATATATTTCAAGGTGAGGTATAGAATTCCGTTTTTTTCGTGATGCTAAAGTAGTAATCTCCATCTCCAAGGAAGAAGCTACATTAATATCAAACACTTTTCCATCTATTTCATGACAAATTACATCTTTAATCTTTTCAATGATGTCGGTCATATCGCTAAACTCATCCATCTTCATCCTTTACCTTTCTTTCAAGCACCATTTTCACGGTGTCACGCTGATAGGGCAAGATCTCATTACCAACCTGCACGTCAAGCCTTTCATCAAACACTCTCTTGACCTGACCGACAAAACCCGGATAAACGAGCACTCTGTCGCCAACTTTCACCTTTTCTGCCATTAACCCCATCTCCTTTTTTTCTTCTTGCTGTAGTAGGTTTGAATATCTCTCGCTACATATCCCAACATAAACCCGGCGGTTATCCATCCAATGATTGTCCACATTCTTTCTCCTTGTTTTCATTCATAGAACACTCTAAACAGTGTTCTCTCACTTTCATATACAGCCTCTCTTGATGCACTTTCCCCTGAACAGCCATCGTCCCGTAACGCTTACAAACCTTTGGATGTATCTCTCCAAGAACGGGACATTGCACTTCTGAGCTGTCCAGATAGGCAAAGGTCTGATCTACAATTTGGAGGATTTTTTCAGGTTTTGGATACGTCTGTTTGAGGATCTGGTTTACGGTTGTCGCACTTTTTCTGATACGCTTTGCTGTTTCACGCTGACCGAGCTGGGCACACGCCTTGGCTAAGAGCTGCAATGAAGTCATCTCTTTTTTCCTTGTTTATGTAAAGAGTTCTTGTTTGTCTTTGTCTCGGCCCATCTGCTGTTACTCCAAAGACTTTAAAGTCTTTAAAACATCTGACCACAATGGCCGCATGTATATTCATGCCAACGCTCTCAACAATCTCTTTTTTTATCATCTGATTTTCAGTCATTGCACTCAGAAGTTTTTGCTTCTCTGCAATCCACAAAGCATCATCAACATCAATGCTCTCGTGCGTGTTGTGATCATAGATATTTCCATTGGTCATGGAAGGGCATATGACACCCGTATCTTTTATCATCGTATATTCACGATCTTTATAATCTTTTGACTTCATCTCTTCAAGTCGAATATACCCGGCCATTTCCAAGTGCCACAGAACAGGCTTGATATAAGACTGCGTTAAACCAAGAACAACCATTACATCACCAATACGAAAAAGTTTATTTCTACGGATGTACTTCCAAACTTTCTCTTTTTTCGTCTGTCTTTTCTTGTATCTATTAATCTTTGTTGATCCCATGTTCTACTCCAGATGACTTAAATTCTTTAAGATCAACTCTGCTTATACTGTTCATGGCGCAATAGTTTTCCAGTCGTAAAAGCATTACTTTGATCTGTCTCAAGTTTGGGTATCTTTTAACAAAGAAGTTAATAAGATCATTTTCTATCTCTACCTCAGAGAGTCCGCAAAACTTTTCAATATCAAGTTTGTTTATTTGATCAAACACGACCAGTTCAACAATACGGCTGTAATAGTGTCGGTGTCGTTTAAACTTTGCATTGGCCTCTTCCATACCGATAAAAAAGAGGATGATCTGCGTCTCATCATGGAGATCTCTTAACATCTCCAATACACTTGTCTTGTCAGACTTCAAAAGGGCATCGACTTCGTCAATGATTATGATGCGAGGTTCTGATAAAAGCGACTCTAGAACACGCTCATACTTTGCAGGTGAATGACCCGTTGAATCAAGTCCTAATTCAATACATAGCTTTGAAAGCAGTGAACTTTTAGACCAGGTCTGTGCAGCTCTGAGCAAGATCGCATTTTCTCTAGCAGCTATGTTCTCTAAAGAGAAGGTTTTACCCAATCCGAAGTTTCCAAATCCAAGCCCCATCCGTGGTGCCGTTGCAGGAAGCGAATCCAAATTTGAAAAAGCTTCAACTAATTTGATATAATTCTTTGTTTCAATAAACTTTTCTTGCATATTGAGGTTCCTTTTTATGTACTAGAGTTTCCCCCTAGCGGTTAGTTTTCCAAAGAAACATCGCTTACGCGAGCGGTTCCCTTGTTTTCGGTCTTTTTTCTTCGTCCCTGAATTGAAAGACTCGAACATCAACCGCTTAGGCGGCTGACTATCCAATCTTTTTCTCTTTTTGTGCCATCTCCCATAGATCAGGATGTGCATTTGCTATCTTCATCGTTCCTTCATCGACTCTGTCATTATTTAGATCCCAGAGTAGACGATCATAAAAGTTCTTGAACACCGGTCTGCCTGATGGCATGAGTTTTTCACCCTCCATGCTCACCACATTAGACTCTTGGGCGCTTTGTTTGTCTTGAGCGGCAAAGGTCTGAGAAGCTTCCATCACCCCGCGCATAACCTGTGTATGTTTGGCAACGGCAGGCGTAGCAGCTGGAAGTTCCTGTCCTTTTGCAAAAGCTTCTCTTTCAATGCGATCCTTGATACTAGGATCAAGTTTTCGGCTTGTTTCTTCCCACTCCTCGAGCAGCTTCGCCATCTCACGGCTTATGCGGTGAGACACTCGCTTGCCTTCAGCAAGCTGAGCACGACTCTTGCCGGTGTACTCATAATCTTCAGCGATACAGATGGGTGCATAATTCATCTCATAAACAAAAACATGACCCATCTCATCATCTGTCATTATCCGCACATGCTCACCCACGTGATAAGCAAGCTTCACATGCTGATACAAAGCACCTTGAAGCCGTATACCTTTTTTTCCGACCTTCCTCTCAAAACTTTCACCCAGTAAGATGTCAAGCATTCGTGGATCAGGTACCGCCTTCACCGGCATAAATGACTTCTCCCATTTTTTAAGAGGGCTCATCCTCAAGGTGCTATGCTCACGCCTCTCGTAAATGTTATCCGCCCAGCCATCAACCCACTTTTGAAGTTCATTGGCGTCAACGGGTACCTGTATCTCAAGTCCAAGGTTCTCTTTCTTGATACGGAAACCTTCTGAAAAGCTCTTCTTCTCTTTTTCCCTTACCTCGGCATACCACTTGGCCTTACTCTGTATCTTATGAGCAAAACCGCGTCGGCTCTCTATTTGTGTGCGTTCGGCAACACTGTGTCCCGTATATCCCTCAAGCTCTTCAAACAGCTCTCTTGACATCGTTCCAAAGATCCGTTCAATATGAGGCTTCATGTCTCCGCTAAAAGGCGGTACCGTCTCTTGCTTGATCCCAAGGTTGTAACAGATAGATGCGAAATGGTTTGACTTGTAATCCTTACCGTTATCGATCACCGCATACTCAGGAATTCCAAGCTTGAGTATTGCTTTTCGCAAGAGCCTTGCAATGGAATAGCTAGATGATCTTTCATCCACCCAAAACACAGGCCGTCGGCTAAAAACATCGATCATCCCCAAGATGGCATATCGTTTTCCATCTTTGGTTATGACGTCTGCAGGTGTTGAATCAAGCTCCCAGTAGTGATTGGCGTACTTCGCTTTTTCGCTAAGAGAACCAAAACCTGCCATACGTGAATTTTTCCAACCGTCCGCATCTTGTGCAAACTCAAATAAAGAAGCATTTGCTTTCTTCCAACGCTTCAAGAAGTTGTTGAGCACGTCATAGCTCACCATGCTCTCACCGTACGCGTGCAGCATATTCTGATAGATGGCAGAAACTCGCAAAGGGTTGTCACGTCTGCATAACATCCGGACGGCCATCTCCTGCTGATCTGCTGAAAGTTTAGTCACCCCCTTTTTAGTACCTCGTTTATCTAATAATGCCACCAAAGGTGAAGTGCCTTCACTCTTAGACGCTTCGACAGCCTTCTTCCAGCGAAACAACTTCATCTCTGTTACCATGATCAGTGAAAACTCACTACTTAGTCCATCAATAAACTGCTTTGCCGTGATGCGCTTGTCTCGGTCTTCGTATCCCTCAACAACTTCCATCCGCAGCAGTGCTTTTTCACGCTGCACTTGTGTTGCATTTAAATACTCGCTCATATCAGGGGCTACAACTTCAGATGTTTTCCTTGTTTCTTCTTGTTTTTGAGAAACATCTGCTCCGCAGACCGCCACGGCTTGTTTTGAATCTGAAATGCAAGTCTCAACTGCTTTAAATTCACAAGATAAACCTGCTTCATCGTGAGTCACGATATCTTCATCTACTTTTCCCGAAGACATAGCCTCTGACAGCACCGTCTTACTGACACCGATAAGAAGCTTTTTACCGCCTCGGCCTTTCCCGTCTACATAGATATAGGAGTACCTATCCGAACCACGTTTTATAGCCTGAACAATGCTATTCTTTTGCGTCTCATATAGCACTGCTGCTATGTCTGTTCCAACATAAACCATCACGAGAGCCTACGCTGCATCATCAAGAGGCGGTAGTGGAAAGAAAGGACAATGCAGATAATCGATCCCCAACCCATCCATCGCCTCTCGAAGTTTGACACCCGACTCTCCTGTCAGCTTGTTTTCACCCTTGATAAAATTGTCAAAGATTCGGTAGAGGTTTTTGTCCGGTTTTTTCCAGCCGTCTTCATCCTCGTTGCACAAACCGGCAAGGATCAAAAAGCCTGATGACTTAACACCGTACTTATTGTTTAATTGTCGGCGAATATACTCGGCATGAAGTTTTCTAATGGCATGATCTAAAGTTAAAATCTCGCCTTTCTTTCCAGCTGCTTCCACAAGCTCAATAGCTTTAAGCATTTGTTCTTTCGGACTCATAATAGGCCCTCCTTATTTATAATTTATGCTTACACAAGAACCCCCTATCAACGTATTATTTTGGGAAAATAGATGAGTGATCCAATAGGAGGCTCGTATGTAAGCATGTGGAATATCCACGGTGAAGCCCTTTGGTTATAATGTGAATGCCAATTAAAAAAACAACACAAAGAACTTCATCGTGAGTACACGTCTCTGTTTTCATTGTAAAAACGTATTTGAAAGTGATTCAAAAGAAACTTATCAGCTATGCCCAAAATGTGGTGCTGCCACATATAGACACATTGATTTAAATGGATCAGGTGGTATTCGTATTAATGAACATTATTTTAAATATCCATTTGGATCAGAATGTGAAGATGAAGTTTTTAGACCGAAATGTCTCATCCCTATCCAAACAGATATAGCCGCTCTTTCTCAACGATTACGTAAAATTGAAGATCATCTCGGTAAATAGCAACTAACTCACCAATCAGAGCTCTTAACTCTTGATGGTGATAAACATGATCGTTGATTTTTATACGACCACCCTTCATAACTGTACGTTGTGCCACATACACATCTTCTTCCACTTCGCAGTACTCTTTACACTTACTACACATATCAGTTCCATCTATGATAGATGCCTGACAACAATTACTTTTTTTCATTAAACCTTCTCCTTCAACTAAACACCCAATAAAAGATGCTTCCATAAAACAGAACTGCAAGAAGAAAAATTCTTCTCCAGACATACGCTCTTAGCTTCTGATCTTCGTGTGTTCTCATCTACTTAAACCTTTATTTAAAAAACACAGCTAATATGAGCGTCATAAAGATGATAAATGTGAAAAAATCCATTAGATCATATTTCATGCTTTAGCTCAGCTCTTCTGTGTTGACAGTATCTCTACCTTCCACAAATCCCCGTACCAAGGCTAAAAAAGGGATGAACTCACCGATAGAAAGTTCTCTTGTCCCGACAAATCCGGTACCAACAAACAGTGCGATAATCTCCCGCTCGCTGATTTGTGATAAACTTTCTATATGTTCCGGAAGAAGCGCTTCAATCTCTTCTTTCGCGTAATCTATTCTAAGGATGGGACAATGGGGCAAAATTGGCATAATGTAACCTCCTACTATTTTGATGAACTTAATGCAAAGTTCCACTTTCTCTGTGCTGATGGAAAGCATTTCATCTGCAGCAACGTTTTATCGATGCTTATAGAAACACTTGACAAACAAGAATATGTACAACAAGTTTGTCATGGCTTTCCACCCCGCTTGACGCAGAGTTCTTACAATCCACCGCACACCTGATAAACTCTAAAAACTGACCTAGATCAGCTTTCCAAAGTAAACTTGGTACGCTTTTTGTTTATGAAGATTTAACAATAGTTGTCCGACCCCGCCAGGAACCAGCACCACTACTCACCACCTACTTGCTTCAGCCTTTTACCAAATCTCATCAGCTTAAGCCGACTCTTGGGGTCATTACCTAACAAGTGTAGTTTTCGTAAATAAAAAAACATCATCTAACAAGTTAAATTTTTAGATTGAACTAAATTTAATCTGCTAAACTATGTGATTAACTAAACACGCAAAATAAATACGTGTATATTTTTCACATGCCGACAGTATAGAGGAATTTTTCCTCTAAGTCAAGATTTTGGAAGAGTTTTTCCTCTATGGAGTTTTAATTGGAATTAAAAGATCGTATAAAAGAAGTAAGAAAGTACCTAAAAATAGGAACTCAAGAAGAGTTCTCAAATGTTACAAATTTTCCTATATCACGAATCAAGGATCTAGAAAGAGGTAAAGTAAATTCATTAAAACCTGAAGAAGCCGTATTTTTAGAAGAGAAATTCCACTTTAGTGGATGGTGGCTTTTAACAGGCATAGGTAATATGCATGTTAATCCTGTTGCAGCGTTGCTTCAAAAAAAAATGAAAGAAACAAAAGCTAAAGTTGATCATGAAAGAGAACCAGTCTATAAAGTTCCGGCATTGACAATCAAGGCATCTGCCGGAGAAGGAAATAATCTAGAAAGTATTGATAGCTTTGATACATGGGGGAGCATCAATATGGATAAGCTCCTTTTTAAATCTATTTCACCTGAGAAACTAAGAGCTATACAGGTTGATGGTTATTCTATGGCACCAATGCTCATGCCTGATTCATGGGTTGTATTTGAATTCGATCGAGGATTTGAAGGAGATGGACTTTACATCATTAATTGGCGAAATATCTTAATGGTTAAAAAAGTACAGCTTGATATGTCTAATGGTCTACTTCAGATAGTAAGCGTAAATCCAGACTATGATAGTTATGAAGTCAATCCAGACGACCAATCATTTTTCAAGATCATTGGTCGAGTCGTTAGAACAATAATTTAAACAAAAAGGAAAATACATGGGATTTATAATCTTTATTATTGCAGTGGTAGCTGCTTATTTTAGTTGGAAGTACCTATCGAAACACTTTATTAAAAAAGGAAGTCATAAAATCATCTCTCACACTGCAGGTGTTGTTGTTGGTTTCGCAGTTTTTGTATTTGTACTGATCATGGGATTAGCTCCAGATTCCAAACCTACAAAAAAAGTCACTATAAATGGGACAGCTCATCCATATAAGGTTGCTAAAGAAGAAACTTATGGTTTTGCTGGACGAGATCGAGAAAGATGGATTATTAATTCACCTCAAGCAATCACCAATGAAGATCGCGCCTTAACCTCTATCCAAGCAGCCAAAGATCTGCAGGATAGAACTGATGCTGACCAAGTAGAGATTTTCTTGGTTATTGATGGACTTGATGGAGCACATGGAATGCCTTTGGCGATTGCCGTCTATACTCCAGATGGAAAAGGAAACTCAGGCGAAGACAATTCACCCGTGTGGGAAGTGGAAGCATCTGATCAGAATCTAACTGCTATACAAAAAAGAATTAGTGTAGCATGGTATGAGCATAAATCTAAATATTTAAAAGATAGTGGCATAGTTGATGAACCAAGATTTGTAGAGTTTTTATCTTCTACATTAAACATTCCAAAAGAGCAAGCGACATTGCCTTGGATCAATCGTTCCAAATTCAACTACATAAACTAAAAAAAGTAACTCATGTATGAATTTGATGACGAACAACCAAAGGTATGTATAAAATTTCCTCATGGCTATGGTTTCGATATGTTTTTCTTTTCAATAGATGAGGCCAAAACACTTATGGAGATGGAGCCTGTAATACATGGAGCAGATGGTGAAGACTCTCATAAAATTGAGATTGAAAGTAATCGCTTTTTCGCCATACGAAATAATGATGAATTTCAATATTATTATAAACCATCTACTCATGCAACAGGTTCTAAAACATCTTGGTCTATATTTTCTTATGCGAATTTTATTGACAAAGTTGCTGATGCAATAAGAGAGTTTAGTTATTGGAAAAGTGGAGACGATTATCCTACAGTCATTTTAGACGATAATGATATTATCTAACTTTTGAATATAAAATGAAAGTAATGTCATTTAGTTTTGTCACTTTCTAAATGTCACTATGTGTCATTAAGTAGTGTCACTTAGTCACAACTATGCGACACTGAAAAGCATAAACAAAGCATCTCAATCTAAGCAGCTTCTTTCACACTTTCTTTCATCCCTTATATAACCGCCTAAATATTGAACAGCACGGACTTTAATGCTAGAAGCAACGTAAGTCTTTACAAGGATACTTTCGTCAAACGTCGCGTAAATTTCGTAAAACAGCATAAGAGTGAAAAAACGGTAAAAAGTTTTGAATGTGAAACACAAGTAAAAATGGCCTGAAAACACGTAGAATAGGGAAGTTTGCTAAAATTCACTCACTAACATTTCACACACCCCTTTACATAATGTTCAATTAAGTTGGACTTCATAAGGAAAATCATAAGGTTTGAACTAATTAATCGTTATATACATATAGGAGAAAGTTAAATTATGGCAAACAATTGGAAAATTTCTGCCCCATTAGAACGGGAGATTAGGGGAAGAGACAAAACGTGTGTTTATTGTGGTGTTGAATTTACACCAACTAAAGTTTCAAGGAAAACTGCTGCAAGTTGGGAACACATAATAAATGATGCCAAGATTATTACAAAAGAAAATATTGCACTTTGCTGTTGCGGTTGTAACGCTAGCAAAGGTCAAAAGCAACTTTCACTCTGGCTTAAGACAAAGTATTGTCAAGAGAAGAACATCACACCTGAAAACGTTGCACCAGTCATAAAACAGGCAATTAAAGATGGACAGTGATTAGAACACTTAACAAATACAGCGAAACTATTGCTCAAGATAAACGTTACACTTCAGCCCTTTACTTCCTTCTTATAACTTTATAGACAGGGGCACTGGTATCTTAGTGATTTGTGCTGAACCTGTTCGCATACTGCTTAATAAACCTGTGTTAAAATTATATTTTGTAATTCTCAGACAATATTGTTTTTTTGTCTGTTCCTGTTTAATGTTGTTTTTAAAAACAATTATCTGGTATAATTCTTCTATGAAAACTACATTATTGATACTTATTGCTTTACTCATTTCAGCTTGTGGTCCTGAGCCCACTAAACAGCTTAAAACTATCTCTTACGGAAGCTACACCGAAAGTACATTTGACAAAATGCCTTCTTGGCAAGATGAAAATTTTTCAGAAGCCTTGAAGATCTTTATTAAAACATGTGAACATATCAATACCAAAGAACTTTTTAAAGTGGTCTGCTCTAATGCCAAAACAACAATAAGTCCTAGGACTTTTTTTGAGGACAACTTCACACCCTTTCTTGCCCTTGCTGAAAGACCACAGGTGAGCGGTTATTATGAGCCTCTTTTATACGGATCATTGAAAAGAAGCAGGGCCTTTCCTTACCCTGTATACGGTATACCCGAAGATATGTTTGAAATAAATCTTTTGGCTTCGTACCAGAAAGAGTTTTCTAAACCGCTTCGTGGACATATGCTCAACAAAACGATCAAGCCCTACTTTTCACGCAAACAGATAAATGAAGGTGCTATAAAAACGAAACCTATTTGCTATGTGGATGATAAGGTTGATCTTTACTTCTTACAAGAAGAAGGATCAGGCCGTATTCAACTTGAAAATAAAAAAAATATTTACTTAGGTTACGGAGACTTTAACGGGCATCCATACCACTCAATCCAAGAAGAGATGATAAAGAGAAATATTTTCAAAGAAAACGAGGTAACCCCCAAGAAAATGCGTCAATACCTGAGAAAACACGCACAACTGCAAGATGAGATTTTTCAAACCAATGCTGCCTATACTTTTTTTGAAAAGTACGAGCAAAAGGTGATGGGTACATTGGGGATGCCTTTAACACAAAGACGTTCAACCGCAGTGGATAAAAGAAGCATCCCTCTTGGCATGCCAATGTTTGTAGATATGAAAGAACCCCTGAGTGAACAAAGACTTCAAAAAATCATGTTTGCCCACGACACCAGAAAAAACCTGAAAGGTGATGGAAAAATAGAGGTCTATT